GGCGCTCTGAAGAGCACCGAGAAGGCCTCTAACACCGGCATGTTCGTCTACGAGAACGACGAAATCAACGGTTACCCTGTGACCGTTACTAACCAGCTCGCTAACAACGACGCCCTGTTCGGTGACTTCTCACAGCTGATCATGGCCATGTGGTCTGGTCTGGATCTGACCGTCGATCCTTTTGCAGGTGCAACCGCTGGCACCGTCCGCATCATTGCTCTGCAAGATGTTGACTTCGCTGTCAAGCAGCCTGGCGCCTTCTGCTACGGCACCTGATCCAGGTGATTTGTCACATCGTTTCTGACTCATGAAGATTGAAATTCTGAGGCCAGTAATGATTTCCGGTGAGCCCGCAGCAGCGGGCTCCATTTTGGAAGTCGAGGACAGTGATGCTGTGACCCTTCTGGGCCTCGGTAAAGCTGTTGAGCACAAAGCAGAGGCTCCAGCGCCGGCTGCTGAGGAAAAGGCTCCTGAGCCTGCTCCGAAAAAGACCACCACTCGCAAGAGGACTAAGGAATCATGAGCATCGGCAACACTCGACGGACTTTGACCGTCCTGTCGTTTGCGCCCAACGACGTTGTTGCAGCTGACAGCAACGAAACTGGCGTTGATCTTTTGGACTACGAGGGTGACATCACTCTCATTCTCGATGCTGAGGCCGGCGGCTCAGGCGTCACCTACGCCGTCAAGGTGCAGGACTCTGCTGATAACAGCACTTTCGCTGATGTCAGTGGTGCTGCTTTCACCACTACTACCGCCAACACTGCTCTCGTTGAGAGCCTTGTTGTCAACACTGATGAGATCAAGCGCTATGCGCGTGTTGTCATCGATGTCACGGGTAGCAGCCCTGCTGGCGCGGTAAGCGTTGTTGGCCTTGGCCGCAAGAAGTACAACTGATCTTTGATCTGCTGCCCCCGCTGAGCGGGGGCTTTTTCATATGGCACTTTCGTTCACTGAAGACCTCGACGCTTTCTTTGACACACCGGGTTTCACGGTGCCGGTGGTCTCTGGTGGAACAACAAGTGTGGGCTACTTTGAATCGCCGTCTGAAATCATTGCTGACGGTCTTGTGTTGACCACTGATTTTTCAGTGGTGGTCAAGACATCAGACTTTTCTTCTGTGTCGCAGGGCGACACTATGACTGTAGACAGCGTTAATTACACCGTTAGAGAGCCGATGCTTCTTGACGATGGCAAAATCATGCGTGTGATGCTGGAGAAGACATGACCACTAAGCGCGAGAACATCCTTGCCACGATCAAATCAACGTTGGCGAACACCACAGGTGTCGGCACCAGGATTTACCGAAGCAGGGTTGAGCCGCTGAGTCGTGGCGAGTCTCCAGCCATTGTGATCGAGCCGATTGCAGACGACGCTGATCAAAACACCAGCATGCCCACGCTGGACTGGACTCTCCGTATTCGCGTTTCAGTCATTGAGCGTGCAAGCATCCCTGATCAAGCTGCTGATGACACGATTGAGTCTTTGCACAGCAAAATCATGTCAGACCTAACGGTTGGTGGATACGCAATTGATGTTCAACCTGTCAGAACTGAGTTTGAGTTCATTGAGGCCGACCAACCTTTGGGGATTATTTCCAACGAATTTGAAATTCGATATCGCACGCAAGTGGCTGATCTGACCCAGTGATGAGTTAGCGATACGCTAAACCTAACCATGCCTCCCATTTACCATGTTGGATGAACACAGTGGTCACGGCGGGAGTTACCTCCTTGATCCTGAAACAGGCGTACGCACTCTGATCGAGCGGACGCTTCCACCACAACCATCACAGGAAACATCCGATGGCACTGCTACTGCGCAAACGCCTGATCGTGATCGAGACGGAGTCGAGCTACGGGACGGATCCGACCCCGGACGGAGCAGACGCCGTACTCGTAAGGGATCTCAGCATCACTCCTCAAAGCAGTGATGTTGTCAGCCGCGATCTAATTCGTCCTTACCTCGGCGCTTCTCAACAGCTGCTTGCAAACACTCGCGTTGAATGCACCTTTAGCGTTGAGCTTGCTGGTTCTGGTGCTGCAGGCACCGCACCTGCTTACGGCAAAGCACTCAAGGCCTGTGGTCTTGCTGAGACTGTTGTCGCAAACACCTCCGTGACCTACGACCCGGTCAGCGCAAGTTTCTCTTCGGTCACTATTCACTACAACATTGATGGTGTCCGTCACAAGATGACTGGCTGCCGGGGCAATGTCGCTTTGACGGCCAATGTTGGAGAAATTCCGACGCTGGATTTCACTTTCACCGGCATTTACAACGCGCCTGACGACACTGCACTGCTGACTCCGACTTACGCGAATCAGGATGATCCGCTCATCTTCAAAAACGGCAACGTAACAGGCTTCCAGCTGCTGTCTTACGCAGGTGCTTTGCAAAGCTTCTCGTTTGATCTTGGCAACTCAACTGTCTACCGAGAGTTGGTTGGCGGCACGAAGGAGGTCTTAATCACTGATCGTGCAGCTAGTGGCTCTGTCTCTATTGAGGCTGTAGCTCTTGGAACGAAGGATTACTTCGCTTCAGCTGTTGATGACGATGCGGCTCTAGGCAACCTTGTGTTTACCCACGGCACTGTTGCTGGCAACAAGGTTCAATTCACCTCTAGCAAGGTGGACATTGGCGACGTTGCGTACGGCGATTCTGACGGCATTGCGATGCTTGAGATCCCTTACACCTGTGTGCCAGACGCTGCTGCTAACGCTGAATTCGACCTTATTTACACCTAAGGTTGGAAGGGTTGCATTGGGGAGGGAGCCTTTGCGGGCTCCCTTTTTTTGTGTATGCTGAGCCGGCTTATCCTTTTATCTAATGGCTTTTGTTCGTAAGAAGAATAAAACTTTCAAGTGGCCCGTTGAAGTGCGAGAGCCAAGCTCAGATCGTCCTGGCGAGTTCGAGACATCTGAGTTTGTAGCCATCTTCAAGAGGGTGAAGATGTCTGAATTAGAGAAGATGGGTGATGCCACTGGCCTGCCATTCCTTGAGAAAATCATGGTTGGCTGGGAAGGCATCGAAGAAGACGGGCAAGAGCTGCCTTTTTCAAAAGCCATGCTGAAAGAGTTCGCTGATGACGTTGACTGGCTTAAGTCAGTGCTCAACGCCTACACGACCACCTATTCAGAGGGCGAAGCGGGAAACTAAAAGACGCTGCTATCTACTGGGTCTCTGGCGGCAAGGTTGTTGACGACAAGACCCAGGACGATGCCGCAGCGTTTGGTTTAAAGCTGCCAAAGCCGAAAGAGGAAGAGGCGACTGACTTCGAGGTCTGGGACGAAAACTGGGAAACCGTTCAAATGTTTCTGCGTGCGCAGACGCAGTGGAACGTATCCATGGATGGTCTGGTTGGGCTGAAATACGAAGTATTGCTGGGTTCCGGGGGCTTGTTTGACCTCTACAATGTGGAGAATCGCACTGACGTGCTTGAGCGTCTTCAGGTAATGGAGGCGACAGCCCTAACCGAACTAAGGAAGCGCTCAAATGCCAAGTCCGCTTGAAGAGATCAAGATTGCTCTAAAGGTTACGGATGCTAATGCCAGCGCCGTTGTCAAAAAGCTTGAGTCTTCTTTTCGTGGCTTAGCCAATGCATCAAAACAGCTGGATGCGCAAGGCATAAGCAAGGTCCGTGATCGAATAAAGGCTTTTGATACTGCAGGAAAAAGAAATATCAATACAATCCAATCCCAAATCAGTGCCTTACGAGCGCTGAGGAATGAAGCGCAGATTGGATCCACGCAGTTCAAGAAGCTAACGGCTGATATTGCCAAATACGATCAAGAGCTTCAAAAAGCACAAGGCAGAAAAAGAAGTGGTGGAAGGCTTGTCGGGGCAGCAAAAAGCGTTGGAGCAATCGCAGCAGCTGGCGTTTTTGGTGGGCCTGAAGGGGCCATTGGCGCTGGCATTGGTGCGTTAGCTGGAGGACCAGTCGGGGCTGCCGTTGGCGGCGCAATTGGGGCCCAAGTAGGACAAGTTCGACAGGCTCTTGGCGCAACTGCTGAATACCAAGCGAGGTTGACCAAGCTTCGGATTGCCTTAAAAGGCGTAACGGAGAGCCAGGGAGAGTATCAAGAAGGCTTGAGCTTTATTCAACAAACAACAAAAGATTTTGCTGTACCTCAAGAGGTTGTAACTAAACAGTTCACCAAATTACAGGCTTCTGTCTCTGGAGCCGGTGGCAATCTTGAGGACACCAAGACCGCATTTAATGGAATTGTTGCTGCTGTTAGAGCCACAGGCGGTTCACTGCAAGATGTTGACTCTGCGCTGACTGCTACAGCTCAGGTGTTCAGCAAAGGCAAGGTAAGTGCTGAAGAGCTTAGACAGCAGCTTGGTGAGCGCTTGCCAGGCGCATTCACGCTCTTTGCCGAGTCAATGGGTAAGACTCCGCAGGAGCTTGACAAGGCTTTAGAGAGAGGTGAAGTCAGCCTGCAGGATTTCCAAAAATTTGCAGAGACGCTGTTCGAGAAGTATGGCGAGACCGCAAAGATAATTGCCTCTAGCCCAGAAGCTGCTGGCGATCGTTTAAAGGTTGTATTGGACAGCTTGTCTGAAAATGTTGGTGAACTGCTCAAACCTGTAGGCTCTGCGTTCCAAGAGACATTCATCAATATTGTTGAATTTATTGACATGGCGATAGGCAGGCTCAAGCTATTCCTTGAGCTTGGAGCCACAGGTACTAAAAAGAAAGTTGACAGGCTATCTGCGGACATCACTCGCTTGTTGAAGAAGGAAGAAGAGTTCAACAAAATTGATCGCAGAGCAGGCAGAAGTGTTATTACTCAAAGCAGTAGAAGGTTAGTTTCGCATCAACTGGAGCAAAAAAGGCAGCAGCTCCAGGCCGCTCAGGCAACACTTAGGGATTTAACTGGATTCAACATTGTTGCCGAAGCACCAGGCGAGGACAAAGGCCTGCCTGGCATTGATCCCAACAAGCCAACAGGAACATCTAAAAAGGCTCCACCTAGCCAGATGGTGGTTGACTTGCAGCAAAAGCTTACTGATGGCGTAGGAGTCCTTACTCAAAGAGAACAACTTAGTGTCAAATATGCAATGGATAAGCTGAAAATTTTACAAGGCACTTTGGTAGGAACTGAGAGAGAGATTGCGCTTTCCGAGCTGTTGAAGAGATTTAAAGAGCAAGAGTTGGCTCTTGACGAAAAAGAAGCATCTGCAAAGGACAGGGCACTAGCAAAGCTGACCAAGTTTGAGCAGCTTGAAGCGAATCTTCTTGCGAAGAAGATGGGGCTGACAGGCGAGCAAACCAAACAACAGTTGCTGCAGGCAACCATCAACACCCTGACTGAGCAGTACGAACAAGCAATGATCGATGCTGGCGTTCCTACAGCGGAAGTTACTCGTCGCATTAAGGAAGCCGCTCAAGCAACTGTTGATCTAAAAGACAAGAGCAAAGGCTTTGCTGAGCAGTTTGGCGAAGGCATTAAGAGCATGGGAGATCTCACTGGAAATCTTGCAAACTTGGCTGTTAGTGCATTCACAAGAATGGGCGATACTCTTGCTGAGTTCATTACGACTGGTAAGGCTAACTTTGCTGATTTTGCACGGTCAATCTTGGCTGACCTCACCAAGATCTTTGTTCGCTATGCAATGTTTAATGCAATCGCAGGCATCTTCCCAGGCATGCGTGGGTTCTTAGGCCTAAGCGCAAAAGGTTCTGTGATTGGAGGTCGTGGCGGTCCGCCGACAACGATGCCTGACTCCGTCAGCTTGATGGCAGCTAACGGAATGGCATTTGGCAAGAACAAGATTGTTCCTTACGCCAAGGGCGGCATTGTTGGTCAACCAACATTGTTCCAATACGCCAGCGGTGGCGCTGGTCGTTTCGGCCTTATGGGCGAGGCCGGCCCTGAAGCAATCATGCCGCTGCGGCGTGGATCTAACGGCAAGCTTGGCGTCGAGGCCTCTGGAGCTGGTATGGGCAGCATCACAGTCAACGTTGACGCTTCTGGCTCAAGCGTTGAAGGAGATGCTGGGGAGGCAAACGAGCTAGGCAAAGCCATCGGTGTTGCGGTACAACAGGAACTGGTGAAACAGAAGCGACCTGGAGGCTTACTCGCAAGCTAATGGCATTATTTCCTTCTATCGATCCGTCTTACGGAGCCCAAAAAAAGAGTGAGCCAGTTGTTAGGACTGTTCAATTCGGTGATGGCTACCAGACCAGATTAAGCTTCGGCATTAATCAAAATCCTAAAGAGTGGACTTTGGAGTGGAAAAATATTACGGAGGCACAGGCTGACACTATTGAGGATTTTCTCAATGCAAGAGCTGCTGATAATGCAGCCTTTGAGTGGTCTCCACCTGACGAAACTGAAACCTATAAATGGATTTGTCCGTCTTGGAGCAAGGCTCTTCCATATTCAAATCTTGCCAATATTCAGGCAACATTCCGCGAGGTCTTTGAACCGTAATGGCAGTTTCAGCTTGGGCCGCTAGCACCGCGTTTACCGTTGGCAACATCCGACGAGCAAGCACTGAGCAGGCATCTGGCTTGTTTTTTCGGTGTACTACTTCTGGGACATCAGCAGCAACAGAGCCAAGTTGGCCGAACAATGTTGGAGACACGGTCACTGATGGAACGTGTGTTTGGACAGGCATTGCATCAGCTTATGAAGAGCTGTCCAAGATCAATCCCAGCGCAATCATTGAACTGTTTCAACTAAGGCTCGACTCAGCACTGCATGGCAGCAGTGATGTTTATCGCTTTCATGCTGGAGCCAATGCTGCGGTAACTGGCAACATTGTTTTTGACGGCGAAACCTATAGTCGTATCCCACTAAAAGCTGACGGGTTTGAGTATACGAACACTGGCACATTGCCTCGACCAACACTGACCGTTAGCAACCTCAGCGGCACTATCAGTGCATTGCTGTTGCTCGTCAATGCCACAACAGCTGGTAATGACCTTGGTGGTGCGGAGGTCCGTCGAATTAGAACGTTGAAAAAGTATCTTGATGGTGAAAGCGCTGCGGACCCTAATGCTCAGTTTCCGCAAGAGCGTTGGTTTATTGATCGCAAAACAAGCGAGATGCGAGACAGTGTGACGTTTGAGCTGGCAAGCAAGTTTGACTTGGCTGGTCAAAAGATTCCCAAGCGTCAGATCATTGCCAACATTTGCCAGTGGAAGTACCGAAGCAGTGAGTGCAGCTATACCGGCAGCAACTATTTTGATGTGGATGGCAACCCTGTTGGCACGTTGGCTGAAGATGTTTGCGGAAAACGGGTCGCTAGTTGCAAGCTGCGTTTCGGCAATAACAACGAGCTTCCATTCGGCTCATTCCCTGGCGCAGGCCTAACCAAGTGAGGCAGCTGTCAGACGAGCTGCGTGCTGAGATTTTGGAGCACGCCAAAGATGAGACACCACGCGAGTGCTGCGGCTTGGTTGCTGTTGTCAAAGGCCGGCATCAGTATTTTCGATGCGAAAACATCGCAGAAACACCAGATGAGCATTTTGTTCTTGCCGGCTGGGAAGCTGTAGAGGATCAAGGGGAAGTGATCGCCATTGTTCACAGTCACCCCAAGACCAACCCTGAGCCTTCAACAGCTGATCGCGTTGCGTGCGAAAAGTCAGCACTGCCGTGGTTCATCGTCAATCCAAACACTGAGGGATGGGGCTACTGCGAGCCAGCAGGCTTTGAGTTGCCTTATGTGGGACGTGAGTTTGTCTTTGGAGTGGTGGACTGCTACACGCTCGTTCGCGACTGGTACGCAAGGGAATATGGCATCCAGCTGCGGGATTATGACCGGCGCGACAGGTTCTGGGATCGTGGCGAGAACTTGTATATGGATAACTTTGCTGCAGAGGGATTTTCCAAGATCCCGCTAGAGGAGGTGCAATGCGGCGACTTGATTTTGATGAATCTGGTCTCACCGCTGCCAAACCATGCAGCGATTTACTTGGGCGACCAGCAAGTGCTGCATCATGTGCAGGGCAGACTGTCTAGCCGAGATGTCTATGGCGGTTACTATGGGAAGAGCACTGCCTGCGCCCTTAGGCATGAAAGTCGTTAAGGTCTATGGCGCTCTGCGTAAACGGCTTGGCCAATGCCGCTTTGAGTTTGACGTAGCGACACCAGCGCAGGCGATCAAAGCACTATGCGTAAACTTTCCAGGCTTGGAAAAGTGGTTAATTGACAGCGAAAAGGACGGTATTGGCTATCGAGTAACGGTAGGCAAAGAAAAGGCGACTGAAGATAATTTGCTTCCTTTGGTCATGCCTTTCAGTGATCGTGAAGTCTTCAGCATCACGCCTGTAGTCGCTGGTGCCGGTCGCGGGGTTGGTCAAATTTTGCTTGGAGCTGCGTTGATTGTTGCAGGCATCTATTTGGCTCCAGCTGCGTCTCTGGGTGGAGGATTTTTAAAGGCAGGCGCCGCTGCTACCAGTTTGAGCACCATGGGCTATGTAAGCCTTGCAGTAGGAAATCTTGGTATTGCTTTAGCGCTAGGAGGCATTGCTCAAGCAATTTCTCCTCAGCCTGAACTAAACAGCACGTTGGATGAGGCGGCTCAGCTTGAGTCTTTCAGCCTCTCCAATGTCGTCAACACCAGTCGCCAGGGCATGCCTTGCCCAATAGCCTACGGAAGGGTATTCGTTGGATCGGCGGTGCTATCCAGCGGCCTCGACGTTGATCAGGTGCGGGCATGACACAGACCAAATACGTTGTTGGCGCTGGTGGTGGTTGCTTTACTGGCGACACCCTAGTCTCTACGCCAAATGGTCAGGTACGCATTGATGAACTAAAAGAAGGCAGTGAAGTAATTAGTTTCGACGACAAAGCCAATACACATATTGCAAAGGTACTGAAAGTTCATGTCCACGAAAATGAACAGGTCTATCGGTATGGCTTTTGGGGGGATGAGTATGTAGATGCAACACCAAATCACTGGGTCTTAAATCAGTACAACGCATTTGTTGCGATTGGAAGCCTTGGATTTGATGACTGCTTAGTCGATGTCATGGGCCATCTCCGGCCAATCACTAGTCGAAAAGATCTTGGCACAGCCACGGTCTACAACTTAACTGTAGAGCAGCAGCATACTTTTATCGCTAATAATATTCGTGTTCACAACGCTGGCATCGGCTTACGAGTCGCTGGCGCTGGTGGTGGTGGTGGCAAAGGCGGTGGTGGCAGCAGAAGCACTCCAACCGAGGCTGACGATACGCTTCAGTCAGTACAGTTTGCAAACGTTGTCGATTTAATTAGTGAAGGAGAGATTGGCGGGCTAGATGATGGCAACAAGAGCATTTTTTTAGATGACACGCCGGTTGAAGCAGCTGACGGCAGCAATAACTTTGAGGGTTTCACAATTGCGACCAGGGTTGGAACGCAAACACAGACCCACCTTGCTGGACCTTTTAACGCAACAGAGCGAGAGACGGGAGTTTCTGTTGAGGTCACAAAGGATAACCCAGTAACTCGCAGCATTACAGACACAGACGTTGATCGCTTGCGTGTCACGCTAACGATTCCATCACTGCAAATATTGGAAGATGACGGAGACATTGTCGGACACAGTGTTCAAATTAAAATTCAAATTCAGTACAACGGTGGTGGATATAACGACGTTATTAACGACACGATCAGTGGCAAAAGCAGCAACCGGTATCAACGAGACTATTTAGTTGACTTAACTGGCAGCTTCCCTGTTGATGTCCGGGTAGTGCGTGTTAGCGCTGATGAAACAAGCGCAAAGCGTGCTAGCACTACAAATTTTCAGAGCTTTACAGAGATTATTGATGAGAAGTTTCGCTACCCAAACTCGGCATTAGTTGGCCTGCGGTTTGACTCACGTCAGTTCAATAGTGTTCCGAACCGCAAATACTTAATTCGTGGCATTAAGGTCAAGATTCCAAGCAATGCGACGGTAGACACGACAACGCATCTGGGACGGATCACATACTCCGGCATTTGGGACGGCACGTTTCAAGCTGCAACGTGGACGAATGATCCAGCTTGGTGTCTATATGACTTGTTGATCAGCGAAAGGTATGGCGCAGGCGTGCCTGAGAGCACGCTTGATAAGTACGACTTCTTTGCGATCAGCCAATATTGCAACGAGCTTGTTGACAATGGAGCTGGTGGGCAGGAGCCGCGTTTTAGCCTCAACATGCTGATCAACAGCAGAGACGAGGTTTATAACGTCATCCAGCAGATGACTGCCATTTTCCGTGGCATTGCCTATTACGGCGCTGGAACGTTGCAGCTGCTGCAGGACAAGCCGTCTGACCCGCAATATCTGCTCAGCCCTAGCAATGTTGTTGACGGCATTTTTCAATATCAGGGCACGTCCCAGAAAGCACGCCACACCGTTGCTGTTGTGGCTTGGCAGTCATACGACACCCGTGGTGATGTCGAATATGAATACGTTGAAGACCATGATGCGGTCGCCAAGTACGGCATCATCAAAAAGGACATCAAAGCCGTTGGTTGTTACAGCCAAGGTCAAGCCAATCGCATTGGCAAATGGACTTTGCTGTCAGAGCAGAACCTAACTGAGACAATCCAGTTCAGCATTGGAATTGAAAGCGGCATTATCTTGCGACCTGGCATGGTTGTTGATATTGCTGACCCTGTTCGCGCTGGTAGGCGTCTTTCTGGTCGGGTCAAGCTTTCGACCACAACAAAAATCACTACAGATAGTGCCAATGGTTTAGTTACCGCTCTAGCTGCTGCAAACAATCCAAAGCTTTCAGTAATTCTGTCGACTGGGTTAGTCGAGCAAAGAGATGTGCCTGTTGGTGGTATCAAGCTCATAGGCGGCAAGGAAACTGCCTCTATTGGCAGGTTTGATCTTGAGACTGGCTCAGATGCCTTGTTGCTTGAAGATGGCGAAAGATATATGCAGCAAGGCACGACAGTCGCTGACGGCGCAGAAATTGACGTTGCCACTGCATTTAGCGAAGCACCTGTCACTGGATCAATTTTCTTGTTCCAAAATGACGAAATCCAATCTCAGCAATTTCGCGTTTTATCTGTAGCAGAAGGAGAAGGAGGAACTCTTGGCGTCAGTGCCATTGCTTATAACAGCACGATTTATGACGCGGTTGAAAAAGATCTCGAGCTTACTAATCGCGACATTAGCAATCTGTCGCTGATCCCCAATGCAGTTGACAGTATCAGTCTTGAAGAATTCTTATACGAAGAAGGCAGCAGCGTACATGTTGGCGCATCAATTAGCTGGAACCACGATCGCGTCAATGTCAGTGAGTTTCGTGTTCAATATCGAATTGATAATGATAACTGGCAGGCTGTAGAAACATCTTCGCCGTCAGTCACTCTGCGAACACTGCGTGCAGGTCGCTTGTACGTCCAGATCCAAGCGAAAAACTCTTTAGGGAAAGGTAGTCAGATTACGGCCTCTAATTTTCAGTTAGTAGGCAAAACTGCTGCGCCAGCTGATGTGGCCAACTTCAGCATGATTCCTGTCAACGGGCAGGCACGTCTGACCTGGACGGAGGCTACTGATCTGGATGTCCGTGTTGGCGGTTATGTCCGCTTACGCCATTCGCCGAACTTGACGAGCGTTACTTGGCCAAATTCAACCAGCATTTCGGAACAGATCGCAGGCTCTGCGACTGAAGCGTACGCCGACCTTAAGCCTGGAACTTATAGCGCCAAGTTTGTTGATTCTGAGGGCCGCGAAAGCCTGAACGCCGCGTTAATTGAATTTACGAAACCTGACCTCCAAAGCGTTCAAGTTGTCGGTGCGTTGGGCTCTACAGAAGACCCATCGTTTAGCGGCATCAAAACCAATTTGGTTGTTGACGCCGTTACCAATGAGCTGGAGCTGGGTGAGACAGGTAGCGAGCTGGCTGCTAGCGGAGATTTTGACCTTGAGGACGGTACTGCTTTGCTGCTTGAGGATGCAAGCAACTATCAACTGCAAGGAGACAATGCATTGCACACGACGGGCGTTTATAAATTCAACGGCGGAAACGCTTTCGCTTTAAGCGATGTATTCAGCTTGAGGCTGAACAGCACGCTTCGTGCTCGCAGCTTCTTCCCATATGGAGAAAAAATCGACGATGAGCCTGACATTGATGCAGTGACTGACTTTGACGGTGCTGCGCCAAACACTTGCGATGTAAAGCTGTTCATTCAAACAACGCAAGATGATCCAGCAGGCTCTCCGGCCTATACCAGCTTGCGTCGATTCAACAACGCAGAATTTAAAGCTCGTGCATTCAAGGTCGAAGCACACTTCAGCACTGGCGGCGGCCAAGAGCAGATTGCTGTTGATCAGCTGCGTATTCAAGCCGAAATGCCGATTCGGACGGTAACCGGAACAGTGACGACCAGTACCAGCGCTGACGTGTCAGTGGCTTACGGGGCAGGCAATAGGTTCTATGTAACGCCTTCTGTAGGCATTGTTTTCACGACTAACGCATCAGGTGACTACTACGTCATCAGCAACTCGACGGCTACCGGATTTGATGTGTCGGTCTACAATTCCAGTAATAGCCGGATCGCCAAAGCGGTGAACTGGACTGCAACTGGCTACGGAATCGGCTGATGTCCTTCGTAAACGAGACAAAATCCACGCCGATCCAGAATGACACTGGAGCGAATGTCCGAGCGGACATCAACTCCAACATGGCTGCCATCTACAGCCTGAACGCCAGTTCGTCTGAACCTAGTGCTGCGAATTCAGTTGCTCGGATGATCTGGGCAGACGAGAGCAATGACCTTCTAAAGATTAGAAACGGCACAAACACTTCATTTATCACCATTGGCTCTTTAAACGAGACCAATCTTGGACTAGCGACAAAAGCAAGCCCGACTTTCACCGGCAACGTTGGCGTGCCTGCCGGTACAGCTGGAGCGCCTTCACTTCGCAGATCCGACGACACGGACACAGGCATATTTTTTAGTGCTGGCAACACACTGGATATTTCAACCGGTGGGACGCGCCGCGCTTTTTTCGACACCAACGGGATTACCATCCGTGATCGCAAAGCGCTGAGGCTGCGGGATACGAGTAACAGCAACTTTGTTGCAGTTCGCGCTCCAGACAATGTCACCAGTGATGTCACGCTGACTTTGCCTAGCACCGATGGCAACGCCAATGACGTATTGCAGTCAGATGGCAGCGGCAATCTGAGCTTTGCTGCGTTGCCCCAAGCGGTGCCGACTGGATCGGTTCACATGATGGCGACGACTACTGCTCCCAGTGGTTATTTGAAATGCAACGGTGCTGCAGTCAGCCGGACAACTTACGCCGACCTGTTTGCGATTATTGGTACGACGCACGGTTCTGGTGACGGCAGCAGCACCTTCAATGTTCCAGATCTACGCGGTGAATTTGTCCGTGGCTGGGACGATGCTCGTGGTGTGGACAGTGGCCGTAGTTTTGGCAGCTCGCAGTCAGACGCAAACAAGCAGCACAACCACACCGCATCAGCAACTACATCAATCAGCCCCTCTGACCACAATCACGTCTTCCCTGGTGACGACCAACTTGTAAACGCAAATGGCGTTGGTGGCTGGACGAACAGAATCACAGGGTCCTTTAACTACGACGCCAAGAGTCAAAGTGGTAACGGTAGGGTTTATCGCACCAGCGATGCGACCATTACAGGCAGTACTTCTGTAACCGTGAATAATGATGGTGGCAGCGAGGCCAGACCGCGTAACATAGCAATGATGTACGTCATCAAAACGTAAGCCATGGCCGACCGCAAAATTACTGAATTGTCTGCAATGGCTGCAGGCGATCAGGCCACGGGCGATTTGCTCACGGTCGTGGATGTCAGCGAGTCTGCTGCGGCCAATAAAAACAAGAAGATTACCGTTGAGGCTTTTGTCCAGGGGATCCCGGCAGACGCAAATGTCAACGGCGTCGATGTAGGACGTGGAGCGGGAGCTGTCGCGACGAACACGGTTGTCGGCAAAGATGCTCTTGATGCAAATACTACGGGCTCCAATAACACGGCTATTGGCAACGCGGCTTTAACTAACAACACTGAAGGCGTTAACAATACTGCTGTCGGAAGAAACTCAGCTGCGACAATCACAGTAGGAGACGGCAATACGTCTCTCGGCAGTGGGTCATTAAGCCTTACTACTACCGCAGACAACAACGTAGCCGTTGGATATGACAGCCTTTATTTCAACACTACAGGCGGGAACAATGTTGCAGTCGGCAAATCAGCTTTACAAGCAAACACAACTGCAAGTTCTAATGTTGCGGTGGGAGCACTTGCCTTAACCACCAACACCACTGGTGCTGCAAACACTGCTGTTGGCCAAGAAGCACTCGAAAAAAACACGACTGCTGGAAACAACACTGCTGTCGGACACCAGGCCTTAGAAGAAAACACTACTGGCCAAGAAAACACTGCTGTTGGTTCACTCGCTCTTGATGCGAATACAACTGGCGGCAACAACACTGCCGTTGGCAGTCAATCTTTGGGAAACAATACTGGCGGTAGCAATACAGCAGTTGGCCGTGCTTCATTGAATGCTAATACAACTGCCGACAACAATACAGCTGTTGGTCATAACTGCTTGTTGGATAACAGTACTGGTACACAAAATACAGCTGTTGGCTCTCTCGCCGCAGAAACCAATACAACGGCTAGTTACAACACAGCTGTTGGCTATGCTTCCTTAAAGACAAACACTACTGGTGCTCAGAACACAGCAGTTGGCCGTGCTTCGTTGAACGCTAACACAACTGCTAGTGACAATACTGCTGTCGGGAATAACGCAATGCTCGACAACACCACTGGCGAGCAAAATGTTGCTGTTGGCACTAATGCTCTTGATGCGAATACCACTGCCAACAACAACACTGCGGTTGGCTATGTAGCCCTGACTGCAAATACAACTGGCACAAAAAATACTGCCGTCGGCGCAGGTGCTGCTGATGCAAATAGCACTGGAAATAACAATACGGCTTTAGGTTACGGAGCACTTAGTGCTAACACCACTGCTGGTGACAACACGGCTGTCGGCCATAAAGCTATGGACGCTAACACCACTGGCACGGATAACGTTGCTGTTGGTTCGTATGCTCTTGATGCAAACACCACCGCGAATGAGAATACTGCTGTTGGCTATCAAGCTTTAACGGCAAACACTACAGGAGCAGCTAACACCGCTGTTGGCATGGGCGCATTGCGCGATAACACTACAGCCAATAACAACACAGGTGTTGGTCGAGAAGCGCTCAAGCTAAACACTACTGGCACGGAAAACGTTGCTGTTGGTTCTACTGCCCTTGACGCAAACACAAGTGGTGACAGAAATACTGCGGTTGGCACTTCAGCCATGGGTAGCAATACCGGTGGCAGTGACAATACTGCCTGTGGCCGTGATGCTCTGTTTTCAAACACCACTGGCGGCAACAACACTGCGGTCGGGAAAAATTGTCTTGATGCAAATACAAGTGGTGACAACAATACTTCAGTCGGCATATCAGCTTTGCAGGCAAGCACCACTGGCAGTAGAAACACCGCGATTGGCGGTTTTGCGTTGGAGCAAAACACAACTGCAAATAACAACACTGCAGTCGGCTATGAATGTTTAGAGGCAAATACTACTGGCACATCAAACGTTGCTGTTGGTGCCTTCGCGCTAGATGACAGCACCACTGCAGACGACAACACTGCTGTTGGCTACAACTCTTTAACTAATAACCAGACTGGACACAGTAATGTTGCTGTAGGCAGATCGGCATTGCAAAACAATACTGCGAACAACAATGTTGCTGTTGGATATTACGCTCTTGGCACAAACACCACTGGCACTGAAAACGTAGCCATTGGGCCGGGTTCTCTCGATGCAAACAGTACAGGAATTGAGAATACTGCTGTTGGATACTATTCCCTATCATCATGTACCACTGGCAGATTTAACACGGCAATCGGCAGAGATGCCATGTTGGACTGCACCACTGGTCAGCATAATGTTGCTCTTGGCGCAGACGCACTATATAAAAACACCACTGCGGCTCAAAATGTAGCTGTAGGTTATCAAGCGCTAGAAAATAATACGACAGGCGAATTTAACACTGCTGTAGGTTTCAGGGCTCTTGAGGCCAATCAAACATCCGATGGCAATGTGGCTGTTGGTAAACAGGCTTTGCAGTCCAACACCACCGGCAATCAAAACGTGGCTGTTGGCACGTTTACTGCCGATTCAATTACCACTGGAACCAGAAACGTCGCCATAGGTCATGCGGCACTTGAGGCCAATCAAACCGTTACAGGCCTCACAGCCGTTGGTGCATATTGTTTGGATGCTAACTCCACTGGTGACGAAAATACTGGCGTAGGTTATTTAGCACTTAGCAGCAACACCACGGGCACTTACAACACTGCGATTGGAAGATCTGCTCTATATAACAACACGACTGCGAACCACAATACCGCCTGTGGTCGTGATGCTTTATTCAGCAATACAACGGGCGCTAGAAATACAGCAGTCGGTGCTGATTCACTTCAAATAAACACCACTGGAGGTGACAACACTGCTGTTGGATATGACGCTTTAGACTCGTGTACCACTGGTGGCTCCAATACTGCTGTTGGAAGTGGTTCACTGCTAAATCTTTCGACAGGCGCGTATAACACTGCTATAGGAGTAGGCGCTTTAGAAGATGTCACCACATCAGAGGATAATTCTGCTATTGGAAGGCTTGCAGGGCGCAACATTACAACAGGCGTCAGAAATACTTGCCTTGGTCATATTGCAGGTACCAACATTACAACAGGTGGTGACAACATTTGCATCGGCCATAACAATCAAATTAGTGCAGGAGGCGGAAGCCATCAGATTGTTTTGGGCTCAGGTATTACTGGAAAAGGGGACAGCACATTCTTTATATCTTCAAGTTCAGGCGTTTACCACGGCGGCAACACGACTACTTGGTCTACAACTTCTGACCAACGCATCAAGAAAAACATCGTTGACAACAACGAAGGTCTTTCCCTGATCAATCAAATTGCAGTCAAAAACTTTGAGTACAAGACATCAGCGGAGATTGAGTCTGACGGTGAGCTTCCTGGCAGCGAGGCAATCGGCGTGGAAGGCACGCAAATTGGTGTCATTGCTCAAGAACTGCAGCAAGTCCGCTCTAGCTGGGTGACGACACGGAACAACGGAACACTTTCAGTTACTGGCAGTGATGAAATCATGTGGCACCTGGTGAATTCCGTCCAAGAACTGTCGGCAGAAAATGAAGCACTCAAGGCTAGACTGGATGCTGCAGGCATCTGACCTCTACTTTTCACAGAACAATGCCCGATCAAGAAACTCTGACTGCTGAAGAAATCCAGGCTCATTACAATGCCGCTCTGGATTCAGTCACGCTCATCAATGAGCTGGTGGCCTTGGACAGTCTTGACGACGAGCAGACTGCAACTGTTGCCCGCAACGTCGAGCACCTGCAGATCATGGTCGCCAAGGACTACTGGACTTCTGACCAACCCATGGCACCTCTGAACGCTGCCATCACCGCCGGTTCTTGATGCAACGCCCTGACCCGATGATCGCCTCCAAGCCGGGGGCGTCTGACGTAGAGGCTATGGACAACCGAGTCAAATGGCTCAACGAGCTGTACCTCTACGACGGTCGCGATAAGCGTGACCATCCCATGCATGGCATTTACACGGGCCTTGCTCAGAAATATCAGCAATTCGCAAGCTAATGGCTAAGTCACTTAGTGGGCACAATTTTGTGCCTAGCAAGCCTAAAAAGACTCGTCAAGGGGATGGATCACATTCAAAACCGTCCCATGGACGAAAGAAGTATCGTGGCCAGGGAAAACGCTAATTCTTCTCCAAATGATCAAGCGTCTTGTTTTTGGTGTAGCCGCTGGCGCACTTGCCTTGGCTCCCCTCTCTGCCCGCGCAGATGAGGGATTTTATGTGAACCCCGAGATCAACATCGGCGTTGGCACTGAGACCGGCGTGGGTGGTGCTGTCACCGACCTGCATGTTGGTTACGAGTTTTCCAATGGTGCTTATGCACAGATTGGCCCAAGCCTCGTAACGCCTGACACTGGCGATTCTGAGATTGAATTCTCAGGCAAGGCTGGCATTAGCGGTGGCCCTCTGTACGGTGAGCTTTCATTCGCTACTGGCGACACCGAAACCACCGGTAACGTGAAGATTGGCGCTCGCTTCTGATCGCTGCTAAAACCTGACTGTCTCCTCACACAGACGGCAAGGAGCCCCCGTAATCGTGCAGAGCGCGGGGGCTTTTTGTTTACCTATTTATCATGAGCACCAAACTCAACGGCAACAGGTTTTCTCCTATGGGGAGCCGTGTTCCAACAGAGCTTTTGCCAACTGCTATCCGGTACGAACATGCACGGGCAGTGCTGTTTGATCAGTTCGGTCAACACAGCAAAGCTAGAGAGTGCGAAAAGCTAAAGCGGTATTACGAGCGCCGTAGCATGGATGAGTGCATCTAAAAACCATGCAAAAGATCTACAACCTGCTTGGAGTGCTGGGCTTTGTGATGTCTGGAACCATGGCTGTCATGGGCGTGATGGCTTACACACGCGTTCCATCAATGGTCAAAAATTACGCAAGCGAGCTGAAGCTTGAGTTGACCAAAACTATTCTCGATCAGGTGCCTGCCCCAGAGATGCCTAAGCTGCCCCAAGCAACCGGGCCTGCAATCCCAAGCTTGAAGTGAGCGATCAAGTCAACTCACCAGCGCACTACACCAAGGGTCGCGTCGAAGCTATCGAGGTGATCGAAGATGTAGTCGCTGGTGCGCCTGATGCTGTCACTGGATATCTCGTCGGTCAAACGATGAAGTATCTGCTGCGTGCATGGCATAAAGGCAACGCGGTACAGGACTTGCAGAAAGCTGCTTGGTATTTAAATCGTGCAATTGATCGCCAATGAAGATTCAGGTGTTTGACGGCCAGGTGCCTTTCGCGGCTCGCGAGAAGGCTCTGGACTATTGCTCTCGGACCAACTTTATTCTTGGCTGGACTGACCGGCCTGGTGTTGACCACGAAAAGGCTGTGCCAAACGTGCATGCCTCTTGGTCTCAGGAGCAGTTAGACGCCAGTGGCATCTTCACCTATATCGCTCCATGCATTGAAGAGACGGCCTTTTTCACGTCTCGACGGATTGAGCAGGTAGTTGTCAATCTTGTGCGTCCTACAGACGTGCATTACGTCCATTCACATCCTGGCAAGCAGGTTGCGCTGTACTACTGCAACCTTGACTGGGAAGACGGTTGGTATGGAGAGACCTTGTTTCATGACCCGAGGGATTTAAGCAGGATCAACTTCACGTCGCCTTACACGCCAGGCAGGATCATTCTGTTTGACGGCAATATTCCCCATGCAATTAGGCCGCAGTCAGTAAACGGGCCTAAGTACCGCATTTCGCTGACTGTGCTGTTTTGCGAGGATTAGACACAAGAAAACCCCCGGCGTCCCGGGGGTTCTCAAGGTCTGATCAGACAATGCAGTGACGATGGCCAGGTCGCGGCTGACACAGGTTTGCGAGCAGTGACGGAGCGGTCCTCGCGGGAAACGCCGGTATGCCTAGGGCATTTATAGCACAGGAAAAATTAGATCACCATCTTGGTGCCGGTGATTGGGTCGTCCGGTATCTCCTCTCCGGTGATTGGGTCAATGGTCTTCTCGTCATGAGCTTCCGGCCCGAAGCCTTCCGTCTTGATTTTCGCCATGTCCAGTTCTGGCGTGGGTGCCTCAGGTTTCTTGTCAAATGACGCCAGCCACTCGCGCAGCGCGTCACCCGTAGGCGTACCTTTCGGCCACTTCACCCACTTGAGGATCGCTTTTGGATCAGTGAATGGTCTGGCTGAGTTGCCGCACAATACGGTGTAAACAACAGGCGGACCCTCGCGTCTGCGGTTACGTTCAATCCACAGCTGTCCTGCTGTAAACCGCTCTGACTTCATGCCTGACATACCTGATATTGAGATACCGACGATTGAGATACGGCCCATCCCTGAGCCGCATGTTTTTCCACCGCCAGTCACGCAGAACTTAGCGCCGCGTCCGATATATCAAAAGCCTGGTTGTGCCAGGGTTCATAGAGATGCACATCTAAATCCATCCCTGCTGCGGGATGACCCAAATGGGGTCGGCATTTCTTGTCCTGAAGGTGAGATGCCTAGTTACGTCCCTCTGGATTGGAACCCGCGCAAACTGCAGATTATTGAGCCAACACCTGTTCAAAACCAAGAGCAAGAGGAGCCGCCTGCACAGCAAAAGGCTGATCCAAAGCCACCACCACCAGAGAAAAAGCCACCACCAGAGGTGAAGTGTCCGCCAGCCGACGCCACAGAAGTTGGCACATTGTCACCCAATGGCCGCAAGATTTTGGAGTCCTACGAGCTGGTGGATGGTGTCTGCAAAGAGGTTTATCGAAATGTCCCTGTAACTGAACAGCTGGTCAAAGCAATACCATCGCCCTATGAAGCTGCGCAGACTGCAGGCATTGCTGTTGTTGCAACCACCGCCGCTTTAAGCACGCCGTTCTTGGTGCGGATTATCAAGCCCGTGGTCAAAAAGGCGCTGACAAAGGTCAAAGAGATAATTACTCGCAAAAAAGAGGATCGACTTTCTACTTTCCAGCGGAGGCAGGTGCAGCGGAAGGCACGGAAATAGCGTGGGTGTGAGGCGCCATCTTCACAGGCGGCACTGTGACAATTAGATCGCTGCAGACCACCGACATTTGACCTGTGAACTGCACGCCAGCTTTTGCCAGCTCACCGCACTGCTTAGCTCTAAACAGCTCGTGCTCAAGGCGTTTAGTGGCCAACAGTTGTTGCTGCAGCTGGATATTTGTGTCAACAGCTCGCTTACATTGATCAGCCAAACGGCGATCTAGGGGCACAGAGAACGTTGCCGTAATGCCGTAGTTCAAAGACCTGCGGTCTTTCTCAAAACGTGGCAGCTCTGAGTAGTAAAGCACCTTGCCTGGTGAATCAGGCTCGCCATTGTCATCGGCATCTGCTGTTGAGTAAACAGGTGTGCGGGTGACTGACTCAAATGGCAGGTCGAAGTTTCTGCTTCCTGTAACGAAAGGAGAAACCGTAAGAGTAGGTCCAGGGCACTGAATCCCTTGCGACATCCGGTAAACCGGATGGGGTCCAGTCATCATCTGATAGGCGTTGTTGACCACCGAGCCTGTAGATGTGCTCGAAGGGTTTGCAACTGTTGTGTTGGCGTAAGCGGGACTGGTAAGAGCAGTTATTACTGCGAGAAGACCGACGTACTTTCCTGGACTGTCTCTGTAGTTATCGTTC